AAGGATCATATTCCAGAATTTAGTGTGGCTCTTGCTGATAAATATGAACCTAAACTTGTAGACTGGGAGGATGGTTGGTATGTTAGCAGAAAGATTGATGGTGCTAGATGTATCGGCATTGTTGATAGCAGCGGTGATACTACCTTCTATTCCCGTACCGGCAAAATTTTTGATACACTTGATGTTGTTCGGGACGGCATTAAGAGTCTTGGAATTTCTAATGTAGTATTGGACGGGGAACTTTGTTTGGTTGATGAGAATGGTAACGAGGATTTTCAAGGAGTAATGAAAGAACTTCGTAAGAAAGATCATACTATTCCCAATCCCTCATTCAAGATTTTTGATATGATTACTATTGATGAATTTTATAGTAAAAAGGGCGAGAGAAATAGACCATATTCTATCAGATACTCTAATCTCTGTTCTGTGATGCAAACCAACGAATGTCCATGCTTGACTGTACTTGAACAAGAACTGATTCATAATAATGAACATTTTCAGGAATGGGTCAAAGAAGCAGCAGATAATGGTTGGGAAGGAGTTATGCTACGAGCAGATGAGCCATATAAAGGTAAGCGTAGCAAAGACTTGCTCAAAGTTAAGAAATTCTTTGATGACGAATATGAAGTGATTGATATTGAAATGGGGCCATTTCGTTATGTTCTTGATGGAAAAGAACACGAAGAAATTATGCTAAGTTGTGTAACCATTAAACATAAAGGCTATGACGTAAGAGTAGGTAGTGGTTTCACTATTGATCAACGTCAAGACTTTTATAAGAATCCGAATAAGATTCGCGGCAAGCAAATAACCGTGCAGTATTTTGAAGAAACTAAAAACCAAGAAGGTGGCTTGAGTTTACGTTTCCCTACTTTTAAATTTTTGCATGGTTCTGAGAGAACTATCTAAAGAAACGGGTCTTGACAAGACGATACTAGCAAGGTAGAATCGTAGTATCGTCACATTTGGAGGAAACTATGATTGTTGATAACACAGTTATTCCGGTTCAGAATACTACTATGGATACCACTAAAGCAGATCTTTTCTTTAAGAGTTTTCCTAAAGATAAAGTTGTTAGTTATAAGGAATATTGGGAGAGTATTCGTCCAAATAACAATGACGAAATTTTTCGTCGTTATCTATTTAGTTTTATGAGTGTCCATACAACATGGAAATCTAATGTTGCTGGATATAATGCCATTAAGAATTTCGGTGACTGGCTAGACAATAAAGAACTTCTAAGAGAAAAGATCAAGAATAGTGGATGCGGACTTTACAATAACCGCACAAAATTTATTTGGGATTTCAAAGATAAGTTTTGGGCCAATCCTAAAAACTTTTATCTGACAACTAAAAAATATCATGTTAAGAAAAGAGACTGGATTGTGAATAATATATCTGGTCTAGGAACTGCTAAAGTGTCTTTTGCTCTTGAGCAGTCCCATCCTAATGAGTGTAGAGTTTTTTGCGGAGATACTCATATGCTGGAACTTTATGGTATGAAAACATTAACGTATCAATCCAAAAAGGGTCTTGATTTGTATAAGAAAATGGAAAGACACTGGAGTGTTAATTGTGGCAAAATAGGTGTTCCTGCGTATATTGCACGATCTATTTTTTGGGACGCCAAACAAAACAAAAGTGATTCTCGTTATTGGTCATATGTATTTGAAGAATAAAGTATTTTTAAATGAGTCAAAGGGATTGGCATGACTAAACAAGAAAAACACAAACTGATAATATTATATATAGCTACTGCTATTTTTATGGGTTCTTGTTTTTGGTCACGCGACCCGTTTTTAGTAATATTGTCGATGGGGTTTATACTAGGATTTATTGTTGGTAACACATTTTTTATAAACAACTAAGAAAGAGTATAATCGATACTAGAGTTTTATTCTTGAGGAATAATGATGAGCGAAAATGGTAAAGGGTCTAAACGTAGACCAAAAAACGTAGACTATAAAACATGGGAGAAAAACTATGAAAGGATTTTTGGGATTCGGGAAAAATCCAAAACAAAACGATCTAAAAAATAATATTCATTTTGAACTTTGTGGTTGCAAAAGTGAAGTTTTGGTTTTAGAATATGATAAAGAAATTGGCCTAATGGATTTGGCTATTTATGAGCATAGTGTTTCTTTTAGAAATAAAATGAGTTGGCGTCAAAAGTTACGATATATCTGGCAAGTTATTCGCCATAATAGATCATATAGTGACCAAATAGTTTTAGAAAAAAATCAGATACAAAATCTTAAAGAGTTCCTTAATAAGTGTATCTAATATAGTCTCAAAAACTAATGGAGGCTAAAATGATAATGAAAAATTATGTGGCAGATGAACTGAGCAACAAAGTCTACCATCTACATAAAGCACTAGAGCAAGCACAAGATATTATCAAGGTTTTAGAGACAGAAAATAAAAGTTTAAAAAAGATTGTTGAATATCTAGAACAAAAAAACGATCTAGTAGCAGCATAAAAAATTCAAGTTTGGGGTGTTGACAAGACGATACAACAGAGTACAATTAGGATACAACACAGGATTGAGCCAGTCGCGTGATTGGGACTGAGTTGTAAATTGGAATGATTTTGGAGGTTGATTATGACTGATGTTAATGTTGCTGAAAAGCAAAAGCGTGTTCGTTGTTCTGATGAACAGTTTCTAGAGGCAGTTTTTTCGTCTAAGACTTATGCGGAAGTTGCTGCTAAGACGGGCCAAAAGGTAGCCACCACAATGGCTCGTTATGCTCGTACAAAGGCCGCTCTTGCTAAGAAGGGTGAGGAACTTCCAAGTATGGAACGTGCCAAGCCAACAAAGACTGTTGATAATAGTGAGGCTATGGCAGAGTTTGTGCGTCGTTTGAAGGCTCATGCTAACGGCTGAAAGCCATGATTTAAAACTATAAGCAACTGACTACATTAGTTTAAATGACTAGGCCACAAACGCATAATCAACCTCAGTTAAATAGACTATTGTAGTTGGTTGTCTTATACGGGAGCGTAGTCCAACGGCAGAGACAAAGGACTTAAAATCCTTCAAGTGTGAGTTCGATTCTCACCGCTCCTACTTATTTTTCCACGGTAATTATCAGTTACATTTGAAATCAAAGGAAATATTATGAAAAAGCCAGAAACAATCGAACTAAATGCTATAGGAACTAAGGTTAAACTAGAAGATGATGTTGTTGGTACTATTATTGGCATAAATATATCTCATAATAATTCTATAACATATCAGGTTGGATGGTGGAGTGGACGATCTTATACAAGAGATACTTTTGTCCCATCTCAACTAGTTATGACAACCGATGAAAAAACTAGGATAGGTTTTGCATGAATAAAGACGCTAATCCTCTTGACTACATCCTCAATTGTTGTGAACAAGGTTTAATTCCATCAACTTTTGATATTCTTAATGCGAAAGACGAACTAATAAAACTACGATCTAAAACAGATCGTTTTGAGATTTTAGGCTGGGCCAGAATCAACCAAAATGGTGATCCATATGATCTAAGATTATATCATAATCCTCATGTAGATCCAAATACGGTTATGCCTATTTATTACGATAAAAATTCATACAAGTTGTGGAAAAATGACAACTAACGCAAATAGATTCTTTTATGGTTTTTGTTCTAATGATGGAAATATTAGATCGCACTTTAGGCACTATATTATAGAAACCGTACATGATTTAAATGATTATAATGGAGGTTCTTTTATAGAAAGAGTCTCTAATATAGAAGATTATTATTTTAATGATGAGAGGATTGGAGAGCCGTACTACCTAGTTTATGGATCATTAAAAATTGATTTTAAGGAATCCTCTAAGTTTATCGCATCTTTTGAGTATTTACATCAGGCGATATCTTTAGTAGAACATCTGACTGGGAATAAAATAACCGAAACAGAAGTGCCTATTTATAAAAAAGAAAACCATGAGGACTAAATTTACTGCAAAATTCCTCACAGACGAGGGTGGTTCAGCAGGATTTTATACTTTAAAAGAATCTAAAACAATAGGGTTCAAAGAGTTTTTTTCAAAAAAAGATGCCACTTTTGCATATAAAACACAACTAAAATTAGCAAAACTTGGTTTAGCACCAAAAGTTTATGGTAAAATTTGTCAAATACAAATAGAGAATAGATCTTTCTATGGAGATAGGTGGCTTGAATATACTGGCTGGGGATTTTTGACTCAAATTGTTAAAATTAGAAAAAAATTATCTCGTCAAAAGATACAAAAACTAGTTGATGATATTCGTAAAAAGACCCGACTATCTTTTTGGGATTGTCACGAATATAATATTGGTATAATTAATAAAAAATATGTTTGCATAGATACTGGAAAAGAAAGTTTTGATAGTTTAAGTGATGCCTGGGGTATGGGGACTCCTGGCCCATTTTGTAATGAATGTAATAAATATAACTGCTTATGTGAGGATTATTATGCCATATATTAAAGAAGAAGAAAGACCAGACCTGGATATTTGTATTGATTCAATGATAGATTGTATCTATAATAATAAAACATCATTAAATAATCCCCATGATTTTCAGAATTATTTGGGACGAATAAATTACTGTTTTAGCAGGGTTTTAGCAGGTCTTATGAAAGAACCATCTTATAATAAAATTGCTATGATAACTGGTGTATTAGAAAATATAAAGCAAGAATTTTATAGAAGAGTGGCCGAAAATTATGAAAATAATAAGATATTGGAAAATGGAGATATAAAAGAGTATAAAAAACTTAACTAGGAGAAAACCATGTCAAGAGACATTGATAGTATAATGAAAGAAGTAATGAAAAGTAATAAAGAACTACATAATCTTGATAAGGGTTTGTCTAAAGAGATATCTGATCTTAGTAAGCAAATCAAGACTATAGAATATAAACTATCTAGAATTGACGAGACTCTAGAAAAAGTATTTGAAATGCTGAATAATATAACTGTTTTTATCGAAGAAGTGGACGAAAATGAAGAAGAGTTAGACGATGAAGAAGATTGGACTCCTTATGATGAGCGTAATTTTAATTACGAAAATAATGACGATGATTATCAAGATGATGAATGGAGTAGTCGTGAGGATGAAAGTTAGTGGCTAGTTTAGCGTTCATAGTTTCATTAATAATATTAGTAACGCTACTTATTGGACCACTAGCATATTTATTATCTAGATTAAATTTTCCATCTTTTATTATTTATCTATTATCTATCCTATCTATAATTCAGGGTATTTGGTTCTGTTCGATAGGTATTCCAATATGGTATATAGGATTAATACCAATCTACTTTGGATATATAAGTATTCAGCGAACAAAACAAAAAAAGAATCAAGGTTGACAAGCGGGTTTGCCGATGGTATACTCGTAGCATCACAGGGTTGATTCACAGGAAACATTGGAGATATTAAGATGAAGTTGGCAGATAGAGTTATTGATACTCATAGTTCTGGTGTTCGTAGTGCATCGGGTTTTACAATTGCACAAACCAGTAAAATGTTTAAGATTTTGTCTGATTCACTGTATTCAGATAAAGTGATGGCGGTTATTCGTGAACTGTCTACTAATGCTTATGACAGTCATATTAGTGCGGGAAATAAGAACCCTTTTAAGGTTACTCTGCCTACTGCTGCTAATCCTAATTTTAGCGTGCGTGATTATGGTACTGGTCTTAGTCAAGCCGATATGGAGAACCTTTATACAACATATGGTGCTTCTAATAAGAATGATAGCAATGATTTTGTTGGTTGTCTTGGTCTAGGTTCTAAGAGTCCTTTTGCTTATACCAAGAGTTTTACAACTGCTTCTTATTTTAATGGCAAAAAGTATACTTATGTTGCATCTATTGATGATAACGGTGTTCCAGCACTAAATCTGTTCAATATTTCTGACACAAATGAGGCTAATGGTCTTGAAATTAGTTTTGCTGTAAAGCAATATGATTTTAATGAGTTTAGTAGCAAGGCTATTCGTATTTTCCACTATTTTAAGATGAAGCCAATTATTGAGGGTGGAGTTAATCCATCTCTCAAGGATCATGCTTATAGCAATAAGAATATTGTTATTAGTGGTGATGGTTGGAGAGTATGTCGTTTGAGTAATGATACAAATAAGTTTCCAAATGTTCATCATCATATTGATAGTGGTGTTATTGCATTGATGGGGAATATTGCATATCCTGTTGTAGTATCTCAATTGATTGGCGAGCAAAAGGCTGAACAATCAGACCATATCCAAAAATGGAATAGGGCATTTGGCAAGGCAGACATTGATAACTGGAAGAACTTCGTGTCAGAAATTCTTAACCAGAATCTTTATCTAGAACTTGATTTTGATATTGGTGAACTTGAAATGGATGTAAGTCGTGAGGGTCTACAGTATACGAAGGATGTTATTAAGGCACTTCGTAGTAAGACTCAAGATATCTACATGGAAATGAAGGAAGAATTCAGTAAGAAAATTGCTGGTGCTAAAACCAAGGTCGAGGCAATTCAGACTTATTATGCTATGAATGATCTTGCTGGTGGTTGGGGTGTTGGTGCTACATGGACAGACGCCAAGGGTAAGTCACATGATATTAATACCGGGCATGATCTAGAATATAAATTTGCTGCTAACAAAAATTTGTATGCTATTAATTATAGAACCGCTGGGTATCGTTCAAGACGAATGGTTTATCTGACTAATAGTATCCATATCAATACTCTTTCTGGTAAAGGAGAATATTATTATGGTTCTCGTAAAACAGGTAAACTCACATTTTTTGTTTGCGACGTAAAGAGCGAAGAAACTGCAAAGAAGATTGCTATTCGCTATTGTAATGATAATGATTGTTTTGCTTATCTAATGATTGATAGCAAGAATATCAATGATTCAAATAAAGGTTTTGAGGATCTAATTGCTGATGTTGGTGCCGAAAATATCGTTAAGATTTCAGAATTTAAGGACTTGATCAAGAGTAATAGTCCACGAAACATTACTTCTCGTTCTAGTAATGGCAGAGTTAGTGATCAAGACGTATTTTTTATTCATGGGGCATCTAAAGATAGTGGGGCGATTAGCAACCCATACAATGATGCTAGATACCTAAAGACACTAACACAAGACGAACTAGATTCTTTTGATGATGAGGATGATATCGTATATGTTCCTATTCTCCGTTATCAAAGTGATAGCACTTTTGCTAATGAGGAACTACCGAATCTTGAATCTATCAATAGTCTATTCGCAAATGAATTTCTATCAAATCTAATTAAAGATATGATTGGCGACACTAAGATATATGCTATTAAATCTAGTACTGTCAAGATTCTAAAAGATGAAAAGAATCTAATTCTGTTCAATGATTTTTTGAAAAATAAACTCAAGAATGTTGTCAAAGATCGTTTTGAAGATATTGCTGGTTACAATACTGTTGTAGAATTTTGTCGTAAAGAATTTAACGATAAAGATAAAAATGTTTCATATAATTGGTATAGTGAAGGTGATATTGTTCACCAATTCGCCTATCATATGTTAAATATCTTTGGTCTTGAATATAAGAAGTTCATCAAGAATACCAATATGGTCAAGGCTATTGATTCGTATATTATTATGGACTACTTTAGCAATACTGTTCATATGAATAAGTATGATATTAATATATTCAAGAGCGAGGACTATTTTAAGCACATCAATGATCTGCTTAATAATATTGGCATCTCTACTATTAACAGTAAGACTATTCGTTCCACTAATATTGAATATAATAGTCTAATCGGTATGCTTAATGTATTATATACTACTTCAGAACCTTATATTAATCAATTTAAGTCTGATACCAACAAGATCAAGCACAGTCTAGATAGGTTGTCAGATTTGAGAAAAATGATTAAGGTTGAGGTTGACAACAACCCGATGATCAAGTATATTATGGGAACTCATAGGGTAACTGGTCAACTTAGAGAACTGAATAATAAAAATCCAATCTCTAATTTGAACAGTGCTACTCGTAGTTATTATTCTAATAATAACGATTGGCTAAGTCAGATGAATGATAACAATGTTGATTTGTTCAGAATTCAGTTGAGCAGTTTGATTAAGTAATTTCACAGGTACTAAACACACTAAGGAGTTTAATTATGAGCGTTCCGTTTATGTTTGTTGATGGTAATCTTACGCTGGTACTTAATAATAAGAGTTATCAGGTTCTACCAGATCATCTCAATTATAAGATGATTATCGATATCCTACCTACTGCTACAGAGGAAGAACTGTTGAAGGTTGTAGATATTCAGAAGGCAGTGGCTACATTTAGTGATGGTCTAGTTGAGATCAAGGATGGTCAAGTTACTTATGAAGGTGAAGTTGTTCATGGTAGCATTAGTAAGCGTATTCTAGAGTTTATGAGCAAGGGTCTGCCATTTCAGCCTCTTGTTAATTTTCTAAATAATCTTATGGAAAATCCTAGTATGCAGAGTCAAAAAGAACTCTATGATTTTCTTGAGCATGAACATCTACCTGTTACTGAGGATGGTCATTTCTTGGCCTATAAAGCAGTAAGGGGGGACTTTAAGGATAAGTATCGTGGCGTATTTGATAACAGTGTTGGTCAGGTAGTTAAGATGCAGAGAGCAAAGGTTGACGATGATCGTGCAAGAGGTTGTTCTGATGGACTTCATGCTGGTGCATTGAATTATGTTGCTGGCTATGGTAGTGTTGAAAGTGGTGATCGTATTGTTATCGTAAAGATTAATCCGCGTGATGTTGTTAGTGTACCAAGTGATTGCAACTGTGAGAAACTTCGCACTTGCCGATATGAAGTGGTCGGAGAGTATCAAGGCGAACTACTCAAGCCTCTTTATTCATCTAATTTTAGTTATGATGAACATGAAGAGGAATATGATGACGAAGATTATGATGTAGATGAATCTTATTGGGATCAGTTTGATGATGAAGATGATGACGATGATTATGATCCTTACGAAGATGACGAGGACTATAACGATCAGTATTAATTATTGATCGTTGGAGGTAAAGTGGGCTTGTGGACGAGTAACGTGCCGTATGGCTCGTTGGATGGTTCGATTCCATCCTCACTTTTAAGGATTTTAATATGAACGAACCATATGATGAAGATGATGAGTATGATGATGATCAATATAATTATGATTATAATGATCAATATGACCCATACAAGTTCTATTTTAAGTTTGATATAGATCAAATCAATAATCTTTTTAAAGATATAGACTTATATTATTCCCTATCAGATGTTGCTATCCCTGGCTTTCCTTTTGTGTCGTTTCCTGTGAATAGTTGGAACTCCAATACTGAGAAGGGTAATTCCTTCCAGTATTTGGGATCCAATTATCAGGGTAGTCCAATATGGAAAAAGAAATATTTCGTATCTGATCCAATAAATAATGAATATAGATTACATCTACAAGCGCACGCTAAACACTTTGTAGAACAACCAGTCTATTATCAAGGACTATTTGATATACTTAATTAGGAAATAAAAATGAATAAAGAATGGTTTATAATAAAAGATTTAAAAGAATTTGTTGATTCTTCAAGGCGTTTGGTTTTTCAAAGTTTTGGCAAAAATACTACAGAAGAAGATCAAAACGTAATAGATGATATGTTAGATAATATAAATAATATGTCTACTGATGATGAATCAGAAATGAATATAGTATTATCTTATGAAGAATCATTAGCTATTATTAATCCATTTTTGAAAAAACAAATTAATAAAAAAACAAAAGAAAATAGATTCTTAGTAAGTGAATCAATATATATGAATATTGTTCATGCTCTTAATGATAGAATGGTTAGTAACATTTTAAATAGTTTGGTAAATAAGGGTTTGATAGAAACAGCATATGATGATAAGTCTAATGACTTTGTATTTTGGATATCTGATTCACAACCTAAAAACGAAGAACCCAAGACAAATTGAATTACAAAAATAATATTGGAGATATATATGTCAAATAGTATAAGGCCATCAAAATTTGATGATATTATTGGTCAGTCTGATGTTATTATGAGGCTCAAAGTTAATGTAATAGGATGCAAACAGTCTACGAGTGTGCTTCCTCATATTTTAATAGATGGACCTCCTGGCCTTGGTAAAACTACCATAGCAAATGCAATTTCACAGGAAATGGGTACTAATTTATATACAGCTAATGCGGCCAACCTAAGAAGTATTAAAAATATTATTCCATATTTAACTGGTATGGCACCTAGATCAGTATTATTTATTGATGAAATCCATAGATTGCCAAAACTAGTAGAAGAATTTCTTTATCCAGTAATGGAAGATTTTAAATTGAGTATGATAGTTGATGGTAATGCTGAAACTATTGATATTCCAGTATTTACATTGATTGGTGCTACTACTAGTGGTGGAAGTCTCAGTCAGCCTTTCTATGATAGATTTGCGATCAAAGAACATCTGTCTTTTTATAATGACGATGAGTTAGCTAAACTAGCAGGGTTGAACGCCGAAAAACTTGGACTAATACTTTGTGAAAATGATCTGATTGAAATTGCTAAGAGAAGTAAAGGTACTCCAAGAATTTTAAATGCTAGATTACAATGGTATAAAAATTATAAATTATGTGATACATCAAACACAAAAAATATAGATGAAATATTCAATATTCAAGGTATTGATAAATATGGCTTTGATGTATATGATAGATTATATCTAGAAGCCTTAAAAAAGCATAAAGGTAATCCATTAGGATTAAAAACTATATCTTCTTTAACTGGTATTTCTATTGAAACCATTGAAAATAGTATAGAGCCATTCTTAGTTAGAAAAGGTTATGTTTATAGAACTCAAAAGGGCAGAATTATAGGAAATTTAAGTTGAGGTGTAAATAATATTATCATTTTAAATAGGGTATATTATGAAACCCTTGATAATATTATTACTATCTATAGTTTTATCTTGTATATGTATCGCTGGTACTATAGATCCAGAAAATAATGATTCTAAATATCTAGAGTATGGATCACAATTTAAATATGTTGTAAAATTATGTGGTTTATATAAAGATAATACTCCATTTTGTGCATCGGCGGTATTGATAGATAATCATAATTTTTTAACTGCTGCTCATGTTGTCAAAAATTATAAAACATTAACTATTAATATAGATGATAAATCCATTATTATTGAAAAAATGATAATACATCCAGAATTTAGTTCTACTTTTGGTTTGTGTGATATAGCAATTGGTCATTCTGATATATCTTTTAATATGAATTTTTATCCATCCTTGTATGAACAAGAAGATGAAATTGGTAAATTATGCTCTATATCTGGGTTTGGAATATATGGAACTTTTAATACTGGGGCAAAACAATCTGATAATAAAAGACGAGCAGGATATAATAAAATTGATGAAATAAATAAAGATTTATTAATTTGCACACCAACACGCAAAGGATCCAAAAATCATACCAGTCTGGAGTTTTTAATTGCTAGCGGTGACAGTGGAGGAGGTTTATTTATTGACGGCAAACTCGCTGGTATCAATTCCTGCGTGATGGCTATAGACAAGAAACCAGACTCAACATTCACAGACGAGAGCGGACATACCAGAATATCTAAATTTAGATCATGGATAATAGAGAATAGATATGAAAAAAAATGATTGTTCTTTATTGCCATTTTATAGAGAAAATATATATGGATTATCCCCTGATAAGTGTCAAATATTAGGATGGGAAATAACTAAATTTAATATTGATAAATTATGGAATAAAAGTGACGGAGATAACGTAAGGATCGCAGTAATAGACACAGGTTGCGATATTGATCATCCAGATTTAAAAAATAATTTAATACAAGGTATTAATTTAATTAATCCTAAGAAAGATCCAATTGATGATAATGGTCATGGTACTCATGTTGCTGGAACTATTGCAGCAGAAAATAATGGGTTAGGAATTGTTGGCATAGCACCAAAAAGTAAAATATTACCAATTAAAGCCCTTAATGGTGATGGTAGTGGAAATAATAAAATAATTGCTAAAGGAGTTCAATTTGCTGCTGATAATAATTGTGATTTTATTGCTATGTCTTTAGGCTCACCAGATCATTCAATAGATCTATATAATAGCATTTTATATGCTATTAATAAGGGTTGTGTTATTTTTTGTGCTGCTGGCAATAGCGGAATAAATAGTCCAATAATGTATCCAGCAAGATATGATGAAACAATAGCAATAGGTTCAATAAATAGATTTTTTGATAGGTCAGATTTTACTTGCAAAGGAGAAGAATTAGATTTTTTAGCACCTGGACAGGATATAATGAGTTGTGTACCAGATAATACTTATGCAGTAATGAGTGGAACCAGTATGGCTAATCCATTTGTTGTTGGTTGTGCTAGTTTGGCATTATCCTATAACAAACAACATAGAAAAGTACAACTTAAAAATAAACAAGACTACATAAATTTATTCAAGAAAAATACAACGAAACTGAAAAATGAAAGATACGCTGGTAAGAGAGAATATGAAGGATATGGGATTATAAACCCAGTACTGTATTAGTATATTAATCCCGGACCTGCATAATATATATTTATGAATGTGTTATTTGTCAAGTCAGGAATTTTTTAAGACCACTTGACTTTCTGATATTTGCTTCTATGATAATTTGTATTGAGCCATATTATGAATTACGACGATAATCAAAAAAACAACAGAAAAAAAATCAATAAAGATCAGAAAAAACATCAAAAGCATTTTTTTGATGAAGATCAATTTTTGAAACAAAAAATCAATAAAGAATTTAAACATAAGAAAAAATCTATTATTGAGGATGACGATGACTGGAAAAATTGGGATCTTTATAAACATGAATAAATATTTGTTAAAGTTAACAACATTTATTAAATCATTAATATTTCATATATATTCTGGATTTCCTAAATGTAGTAAAAAACAAATACAGGAAAGATATAATATATGTAGAAGTTGTGATAAATATAATATAGAATTATCTCAATGTGATGTTTGTGGATGTAATATAAATAATAAAAAAATATTTATGAATAAATTAGCATGGGCAGATCAACAGTGTCCATTAAATAAATGGAATAAAATAGTATGACAAAAATTAAACAACACAATAGTCAAAAACAAAACATTTCTTATTCTAAAAGAAATATTTTTGAATCTATTCAAGATCGTATTAATGCAGAAGTTAATGGCTGTACTGTTATAGTTCCTCATGTGTGTAATAATATTAATGTTTTTGGTGGTGGTTTTACTAAAGACATAAATATTTATTATCCTATTGTTGGCGAAAATTTTCATATGCTTGGAAAATCGGCAAAATTAGGCAAAACACAATTTGTTATTGCTGACACTAATAAATCCTATGGTCACCAAATTATTTTTGCCAATATGATAGCACAAAATGGTATTATATCAACAAAAAATCCAAGACCATTAAATTATATAGCATTATCTTATTGTATAAACGAAATAACTAATTATATTTCTAGTTTAAAGCAAAATAGTGATTTTGATGTAGAAATTCATGCTCCAAAATTCGGTAGTGGATTGGCCGGAGGAAATTGGTCTTTTATATCAGAATTAATTAGTGACTCATGGAATAAATATAATACATTTATTTATTTAAAATGAGCTCCATAAAACTACAACTATTAATAGTAATTGGATTTATAGTAGGTATAATTTCTACGCATATTAAATTACAACATATAGAGCCTACTATAGTTAGTAAAAACTTATTAAGTTATTTTTTAGGTAAATAATATGAAATATGATTTTCTATTTGTAGGCGCAGGATTATATTCTTGTACATTTGCCAATATAGCTAAATCAAAAGGAAAAAAATGTCTAATAATAGAAAAAAGAAATCACCCCTTCGGTAATTGCTATACAGAGAATATTAATGGTATAGATATTCATAAATATGGTCCTCATATATTTCATACTTCTAATGAAAAAATATGGAATTATGTGAATCAATTCTGTACTTTTAATAATTATATTAATAGGCCAAAAGTAAATTATAATAATAAAATATATTCTTTTCCTATAAATTTATTTACTATATATCAATTATGGGGAATTAATAATCCAGTAGAAGCTAAGACTAAATTAGAAAAAGAAAGAATACCAATTGAAAATCCACAGAACTTAGAGGAATGGATACTAAGTCAAGTTGGTGAAGAAATTTATTATACATTTATATATGGATACACTAAAAAACAATGGAATACAGAACCAAAAAATTTACCATCATTTATTATTAAAAGACTACCTATTAGATTAACTTTTGATGATAATTATTTTAATGATATATATCAGGGTATACCTAGAGATGGCTATTCTCAAATGATGTTAAATATGATTGATGGTATTGAAATAGTATTAGAAACTGATTATCTTTTAAATAAAGATTATTGGAATAATTTAGCAAAACATATAATCTATACTGGATGTATAGACAGTTATTTTAATTATATATATGGTAATTTAGATTATCGAAGTCTTGAGTTCATAACAGAAAAAATAAATATAGAAGATTATCAAGGTAATGCTATCATTAATTATACATCAGAAAATATACCATATACTAGAATTATAGAACACAAACACTTTAATAATAAATTAATTAATCATCATACTATAATTACTAAGGAATTTCCAGCCAATTTCACTAAAAATAGCGAACCTTATTATCCAATTAATAATAAGCATAATACAGATCTATATAATAGATATCAAAGTTTAACAAAAAATCTTAATAATATTACTTTTGGAGGCAGATTAGGATCTTATAAGTATTATGATATGCATCAGATAATTGGAGCAGCGATGAAACAGGCTGGGGATATAATATATGCTTGATTTAAGTAATATCGTTTTATTATCTATTAGTTCTAACAGAATAAACGAAACACAGAAAGCAATAGAAATTTGTACGCAGCAATGCTCTTTCAAAGAAATTTTATTTTTTACAGATACCCCACACCTTATTACTAATAAACAAATATCTGGAATATATATAGATAAATTAAATTCTATTAAAGATTATGATTATTTTGTATTAAAAAAATTACCATACTATCTATCTGGTAGATCAAATTTTTATTTAACAATACATTGGGATGGATTTATAGTGAATCCAGATGCTTGGACAGATGAATTTTTAAACTATGACTATATCGGTGCTGCGTGGCCTTGGTATTATTTTATGTGTGGTAATGGTGGCTTTTGTCTAAAAAGCCAAAAATTTATTGATACCCAACTTAAAATTATAAATGATCTAGATACTACCCTACCAGATGATGTATCATTATGTATACAAGCAAGACAAAAATTTATTGAACATAATTGTTTATATGCACCTCCAGAAATTGCATATCAGTTTTCTACAGAATATGGTGACTATAATCAATTTCATTCTTTTGGATTTCATGATTTTCAATATCATCCACAATTTAAAAAGCATATAATACTATATGAATAATACTAAAATAGTAATAGCAAAATATAGAGAAAATGTAGATTGGATAAATAAATATTTTTCTACTGATTTAGATAGATTTATTATTTATAATAAAGGCTATGATCTAAATAATAGTAAATATAAAGTTATTCCATTAAAAAATATAGGAAGAGAATCACATACATATCTATATCATATAATTAATAATTATGATAGATTAGATGATTATACAATATTTACACAGGCCGATCCATTTAAACATTCTAAATATTTTATAGATATTATTCGATATTGTGATATTCATGGTTATCGTGATTTTCAACCATTAACTACATACTGGCTTGAAAATTCAAATGTTCCGCCACCAAATCATATTTTATACGATAAATCTAATTATATTAAAAATTATCCTATATATATGGATGTATGCGATTATAATTTAATGCCATATTTTCATATAGATCATGGCTTATTTCCTTTATTAGACCGTTTTAGAAAAATACATAAACTTAAAAATATTGATTATTTAGTACCATATATAAAAGATCTTCTTGGTTTACATAATAAAATTACTACAACATTTATTAAATTTAATTATGGAGCTATATTTGGTGTTAAAAAAGATAATATTATACAGCATGATTTAAAATTTTATCAAAAATTATATGATTTTTCTTCACAAGATGATGTTCATGCATATATCTTAGAAAGATTATGGTATACTATTTTTTATTAGAATATTTATGAATTATCAAAATATTGATATTGTCATATCTAGATATAAAGAAAATATAGACTGGATAAATAATATTAAATCTAATCCTATAATTAAAAATATTTATCTATATAATAAATTCTATGAGTTAAATATAAAATTACCGAACGTTGGCAGAGAGGCTCACACATATTTGTATCATATAGTTAATAATTATAATAATTTAAATGATATTACTATCTTCTTACAAGGAAATCCTTTTCCTCATTGTTGTAATCTATATTCTATCATAGATAATATTAATAATTTACAGAATGGTATATTATCATTAAATACTATCATAGTAGAAAATGAATATTCTATAAATAGAAAACACAAAACATTACATCCACATGGTTTATTTTTAGCATATTTTATGGATTTATTATTTGGTATTAAAATGGATATCAATCAAACAGTTAATGTAACATATGGTGCTCAATTTGCTTGTACTAAACAAGCTATATTGAGTAGACCTCGTGAATTTTATGAATTTTTACTTAAATTTGTATCATATGAAACTAATCCAATAGAAGGCTATATCTTTGAAAGATTATGGCTATATATATTTAATAATAATATTAAGCTATCTAATAAATATAAAAACTTTATATTAAATTAATACAATTAAATATGACTATTTATAATCTTTCTCATTCCATACAAACTATAAATAATCAATAATATCTAGATGATGAACAAACAAATGGCTAACTTAATACATCCTTACGACTTATATGATGGTATAGTACCATCTGGAAACAAAGAAATTCCCGGATGGAACAGCAACAGTGAAGTCTTTATGAAGCTAATTGATGAGATTAGACCATCCATTATATTCGAAGTCGGAACTTGGCTAGGAGCATCTGCTATCAATATGGCCCATCACGCTAAAAGTATATCACTTGACATAAAGATATATTGTGTTGACACTTGGTTAGGAGCGGAAGAGTTCTGGACAACGGGTAAAAACGATGCTGAAAGGAATCTTAAAATAAAGAACGGATACCCACAGATTTACTTTGATTTCTTGTCCAATGTCATAGAGCATGGCATGCAGGATATAATAGTACCAATACCCAATACAAGTCATATCGGTTCCATAATTCTTTCCCATTATAGACTAATGGCCGATCTAATATACATAGATGGATCGCATGAGTACGTAGATGTCAAGAACGATATTCAAGATTACATACCGTTGCTCAATCCAGGCGGAATCATGTTCGGTGACGATATGATAACCTGGAAGGATGTTGGGAAGGCAGTAGAAGATTCCTTGGGAAAAGACATAGAAATATATCAGAATAATTTCTGGATATTCAGAAAGCCAAAATAAATTATTATGAATAGACTTAAAAATCAAAGAGTTTATCTTGCTGGTGCTATGGATAGGGTTGCTGACCGTGGTACTGGATGGAGAGATAGTATAACTCCTTTTCTAGAAAATTTAGGTGTGATAGTTTTTAATCCTATTAGCAAACCAACAGATATAGGATTAGAAGATAGTGATACTCATCAAATCAAAACTAAATTAAAACATATGGGACGATATGATGAATTATCTGCTATGATGAAAACTATACGAGCAGTAGACTTAAGACTGGTTGATATAAGTGATTTTCTTGTAGTTAATTTGGATTTAGATCACTATGCTTGTGGAACATATGAAGAAATAAGTCTGGCAAACCGCCAGAAAAAACCTATCATAATACATATGGCTCAAGGTAAAAATCATGCTCCAGATTGGTTATTCGGCATGATTCCTCACCAAATGATTTTTTCCAATTGGGATGAAATCAAACACTACTTAGAGCATATTAATAATTCTGAAAATATAGATACTCATAAAAGATGGTATTTCTTCAATGCAAAAAATAATTAATGAATTAAAGTTGGACTTTGATGATGTGTTAATACGTCCAAAAAGATCCACACTAAATAGTCGATCCGAGGTTTGTATTCAGCGAGAATATAAGTTCAAATATTCTAAGCGCAAATTATTAGCATCACCAATTATGGTAGCTAATATGGATACTGTTGGAACAATGCAAATGGCTAAATCAATAGGTAAGCACCAAGCCATAACTTGTTTACACAAACACTATTCAGCACAAGAATATATTGATTTTTATAAACAAGAATTATATGATAAAGAAAGCAATATCATATATAGAGATTTAGTATTTTACTCTATTGGTACTAGTGATAAAGACTTTGAAAAGGCTATAACTGTATTTAGTGCGATCCAACATCATCACCCATATCCTAATATTTGCTTAGATGTGGCTAACGGATATACGGAACAATTTGTTAAAAAAGCAGCATCTTTAAGAAAACTTTTTCCTAATTCTATAATTATGGCTGGTAATGTTGTTACCCCAGAAATGACAGAAGAATTAATTATTCATGGAGGTGTGGATATAGTCAAGGTCGGTATAGGGTCAGGCAGTGTTTGTACCACTCGTTTAAAAACTGGTGTTGGATACCCACAGTTGAGCGCAGTCATGGAATGTGCCGATGCTGCTCATGGTCTAGGTGGTCATATTTGTAGCGATGGAGGTTGTAAAGTAGTCGGAGATATTGCGAAAGCTCTTGGTGGAAATGCGGATTTTGTAATGTTGGGAAGTATGTTTGCTGGTGTTGACGAGTGTGAAGGAGAATGGCAATATGAATATTTGGGAGGCAAAGATACAGATTATTTATTTTGGCAACCTTTTGATCCAGGCAATAACTCACCAAAAAGAAAAGTATCATTGAAATATTATGGTATGAGTAGCAAAGATGCTATGAATAAACACCATAATGGAGTGGCGGATTATAGAACAGATGAAGGCAAATGCGTGATAGTACCATACAAAGGAACAGCACAAGATATTATACAAGATATCTATGGTGGACTAAGAAGCGCATGTACTTATATTGGCGCTAACAATATTAAAGATTTTGGTAAAAAAACAACTTTTATACAAGTTAATAATACTCACAATAAGGTTTATGAAAAATGAATATAGTCTCGCCAATTGATTGTTATACTGGATATGGTATTACTGGATATAATATATGGAAGCATATATTTGATATAAATAATCAATCAGTATTATTTCCTGTAGCCCATCCTAATGTAGAATCTGATTGGAATACCGATTGTATTAAACATGGTATTGATAATAAAATTCATTTTGACCCAAACCAACCATCTTTTAAGCTGTGGCATAGTAATGATTTTTTTACTAAGCCATATGGTAATTCTAAATATGGAGTATTATCATTTTTTGAAACAGACAAAATTCAAGAACTAGATAAAAAAAGTTATAATTTAGCAGATATAATTTTTATGCCTTCTGAATGGGCTAAAAACGTTTTAGAACAAAATGGTATTACCAAACCAATAGTAGTATGTCCACAAGGAGTAGATACTAATATTTTTAATGGAATAGTACCAGAAGATAAAAAAGAAAATAATACTTATATATTTATTAATATAGGTAAATGGGAAATTAGAAAAGGTCATGATATTTTAATAGAAATATTTAATAGTGCGTTCGAATCTCATGATGATGTAGAACTATGGATGGTGAATCATAATCCATTTTTGAATACAGAACAAACTAACAAATGGATAGAATTTTATAAAAATAGTAAATTATCTGATAAAATTAGATTTTTCCCTAGATTACCAAATCAAAAAACTGTAGCAAATGTTATGTCTTATGCTGATTGTGGTATTTTCCCTTCAAGGGGTGAAGGATGGAATAATGAAGCTATAGAATTAATGGCTATGAATAAGCCTATTATTATAACTAATTATTCAGCGCATACAGAATATTGTAATAGTAATAATTCTTATCTAATTAATATTGATCAAATAGAATCAGCTATTGATAATATATGGTTTCATGGCAAGAGCGGCAACTGGGCAACTATCGGACAAAATCAGATAGATCAAGCTATTGAATATATGAGATATGTATATAAAAATAATATTAGAACAAATAATAATGGCTTAAAAACTGCTCAAAATTTAACATGGCAAAAAACAGCTAATATTATATATGATCATATGAATAATTAGACCAATTATTTGGTGTATAATATACTATCAAGGAGATAATATATGCCCATTCCAAAAAGAAAACAAAACGAAGATAAAAATAAGTATGTGTCTCGCTGTATGAGTAATGAGACAATGAAAAAGGATTATCCAGATACTAAACAAAGAGTAGCTATTTGTTTAGGTCAAACGCGCACAAAAGGTAATTTAATAGAAGAAGTTCATGATGAACTTTTTGCACAAAATTGTTCATGGGATGATGAATGGGATGAGTTTGTATGGGAGATAGAAGCCTCAGAGATATATGATGAAGAAGGCAAAATTTTAGGATCAGAATATCAGGGCCGTAAAGTCACTCTTAATAAGCCATTTAGAACACCAGATGGTCCTAAAAAATTTAGTGTTTATGTTAAAAACGAAAATGGTAATGTTGTTAAAGTTAATTTTGGCGATCCTAATATGACTATCAAAAAGAATATTCCAGAACGTAGAAAAAGTTTTAGAGCTAGACACAATTGTGATAATCCTGGTCCAAAGTGGAAAGCAAGATATTGGTCTTGCAAAGCATGGTAATTAATTTATAAAGGGGCAAATAATGAGTGAGCGAATCAAAGATATTTTAGGTTCAGTAAATGAGACATTGTCAGAAGCTGCACAAAAAACATACAAAGGCAAAAAAAGAAGCGATTTAAAGGACAGCGATTTCTTATTTCCACAAACTCGCTCATTTCCAATTGTTAGTCCACAAGATATTCCAGATGCTATCAGCAATTTTGGTCGCATGAAGGGTCAAATGAGTTATGATGCTTTCTTAAAGAAACTCTATAACTTTGCTAAAAAGAAAGGCCCAGAATTTGTCGCAGCTTTACCAAAAGCTACCAAAGAAAAATTAAATATTAAAGCTTGCGAATTAATGAATAATGAATATGAAAATGATATGAAGGAAGATGAAGAAGAAAATGACCAAATAGAAATAGAAATGGAAAAAATTGAAAAAGAAATAGAATTAGAACTTTTAAAGAAAAAACTAATGGAAATTAAAAAATCTAAAGGTCAAGACTTTACACAGGTTGAAGAGATGGAACAAGAAACAGTAGAACAAGAACTTATGGAATACAAAAATGATTTTTATGAAATGAGTGTGGGTTCTATTAAATCTATTGCGACACATGCAAATATTATATTACAAGCATTAGACAATCCTGCGGTAAAAGAAGCCTTGACAGAAAGCTGGCTACAGGGTAAAATTGCTGTGACGGAAGACTATATGTTAACAATCCATAATTTTGTTATGTTCGGTCGCACAGAGACTGATACAGAAGCATCTGAACGTAAAAAAAAAGTTAAGATAAAAAATCTTCCGCACTATACTTTTCAACCCTCAAAGGACGATACTATAGTTACCGCCCCTGTTGAGGAAACCATGTCTGGTGATAAACCTGGACTATGGGATAATATTAGAAAGAAAAAAGAACGAGAAGGCAAAAAATATCGACCTGCAAAACCAGGCGATCCGGATAGACCAGATCCAGAACAATGGAAAAAATTAACTAAGTAATTAGTTTAGACTTCAAATAATAATTAAATTAGGACTTCTTAATAAGGAAAATATATGATAGATATTGTATCTGTTGGTAATAGAAAACTTGCTTATCAGGATCATCAAAATATACAGTTTGAATCTTTAGATTTTTACATTAATCTAGCACAAAAAGCTATCTCTAAATTTGGCAAAAATTTTCCAGGAAATATCGGTAAAGAAATGCTGAAGAGTGAAGATGCTATTTCCAGTGTAGCCAACTGTATTATGATGGCAGATTGGAGATGGGATAAAGACCGCAAAGGAGAAACTGGTCAACAGAAAACTAAATATTCATATCGAAATCAATGTGCGATATGGGCTATAAAAAGCTATGTTAGTCGTAAAAAAAATAAAAAAAGCAAAAGAGGCATAGACATTCATAGTGGTTTTGACAATACTGAAGAATGTTCATTATTAGATATTTTATGTGTTGAAAAGCAAAATCCAGTTGATATTATATTAAAAGCAGAAAGTGATAAAAATCTCAAAGAATATTTTGAAACAATATTATCGCCAAAAAATAATATTTTATCTGAAAAACAATGTGAATATATTAGAATGTATTATTTTGAAAATAAAACATTTGCTGAAATTGGTCAAAAATTTTCTATTACTAGAGAAGCAGTTAGACAAGGGATTAAAAAAGCCATTGATAAAATTCGTAATATGAGTAATTAATATGATTAATATTATTCTAAGTATAGTTAGTGCCAATTTAAAAAATAATGAAAAATATATTTTATCTATAGATCAAAATAAGATTATTTTTCCAAAATTTACACCAAATAATTATAAAAATTTACAAAAAAATATCATTACATTTATTAAAACTATATTTATTAATGATAAATATATAGATAATTATGAAGATCGAGTACAATTATTAGCTATTAATAATGATATATTAAATAATTTATTTGATAATAATAATATAAATATACTATATGGTTTAACATTACCCCCATTAGATACTCATGATGGATACTTTTGGAAAACTTTTAATTTTATAGATACCAATATTCCAAATGAATTATCAATTATTGGTGACACTATAAAATATGGATTATAATATGTTTAATTTATTTTCCCGCAAAAAATCTAAATCTAAAAATATTTTTAAACTAATTTTTCATATAGACAACGACAGTATTGAAACTATTATTAATCATAATGACTATTCTGATGATAGTGCTAATCAAATTGCTATTATGTTATATGCCATAAATAATGGTTTATTGTTTAACGCTATTATTAAATCTTTACAAGATAAGAATAATATCGATGAACATTTTATTAATCTTATTTTAAATAAACTAAATCATTATTATACATTAAACAATAATACAGCTATTATTAAACCACTAGAAACTTTTCAAAAAAATGTTAAATCTTGAACCAGTTATCATTTGGGAAAAATGGGTAGATCCATATGGTAGTGATCCAGATGCTGTTGAATGGCCAGGATATGATCAAAGCACTATTATCGAGGATAATGAAGAATATATAGAACAACCTACATACAAAAAAAATAATGTTTTAGCAACAACTATGGGTATCATCCCATTCAATGAACACACAGATTGCACTAAAATTTTTAATTTTTGGATTGGGCATACTAATTTTGATATTACTAAAACTGTTGCAGAATTATTACAATCTATTAGTGGTGTAGAAACATTAGATATTTTTACAAGATATAGATTTAGAATTTCTTTTGGTAAAGCATTTGAAGATCGTAAAGTTATGGATACTATAAATCATAAAATCAAAGAAATACTTTTATGACATCTAATTTTGAACAAAAACTTACAAATTTGCACCATTATGGTATTGATCCAGAAAATAGAGAAATTTATTTGCATTCTTACCTAATGGACAGTGAAGACGAAAATGGTGTTGATTATCGATGTGCTGTGGCTTTCGAAAAAAATTTAAGATATTTAAATACATTATCATATGATCCAATAGTTATTCATATGCACATGCCTGGAGGAGACTGGTCTGATTGTTTGGGTATTTATGACGCTATTCAACAATCAGAATCTCCAATTGGTTGTTTAGCTTATGCTAAAGCCGAGTCTGCTAGCGGTGTTATTTTTCAAGCTGCTGATATTAGAATTTTAATGCCCAATGCTTATATGTTAATACATTACGGCTCATTAACTTTGGATGGCGAACACAAAGCGGCATTGAGTAATTTAAAATGGACCGAAAAAGAAGCTTCTAAAATGATTGATATTTTTACGGAAAAAAGTATCACATCCCCAATGGCTAAAGAAAAAAGCTGGAAGAGATCTATGGTAAAAAAACATATAACTTCTCAATTATCTAATAAATCTGATTGGATATTAAATTCGGAAGAATCGGTGTATTATGGTTTTGCTGATGGTATTTTTGGAGAAAGTCCATATCAATCTATTGATCATATTAAGAAAAAACTTACTAAATGTTTATAGAATATTATCTTAATAATATTGACGATAAAGAAATCGATATTAAAAATAATATAGAAACAGTTATTCAGTATCCAATATCTAGTATTCTTGGAACAATTCATCATATTAAATATATAAAAAAAAATTGTTCATTATCATCTCAAATTCAACTAGGTTGTTTTGTAGATTATCCATTAGCTTCTTCTGATATAGAGCGTAGACAGGATCTAATCGTAGATACAATAAATATTGGCATAAATTTTGTCAGTGTTACTATGCCATACTTTAACGTAGTAAATAGAAAATACGCTAAATTTAGAGATGATATTAAAAAAAATATAGCATTATGTAATAATCATAATATTCAACTTAGATATATATTAGAATATCGCAAATTTGATCACCAATTATTGATTAAAGCTTGTGAAATATTATTAGAGTGTGGTGTAAATATTGTTTATCCATCAACTGGATTATTTTTAGATAATATTGATGACAATATAATTGCTTGTGCTTATTTAAATAATAAAACAGGTATTAATACTATTGTGAATGGTAATGTGTGGAAAAATGATCAAATTCAACATATTCAAAAAATGTCACCATTTGGATTTAGTACAAATCAAATAGAAAGCATAAAGCTTAATTATGTCTAATTTTATTATTAATTCTACTATAAATAATAATAAGTTAATAACTTATTTTGGTCAATTTATAAATTATAGTACCAATAATAATATTACCAACAATAATAATTTCAATGGCTTTATTCATTATTCTAGATCTATTATTGGTAGAAATAATATATTATATAGATCACTATCAATATCTCCTGAATTATCACACAATAATATAATTACATTTTCACCCAATTACCCAATCAGGATATATTATTAATGTCAAAAAATTTTACAGATGCAGAAATTGAAGAAATGAAAGAAGATTTTGATTTAATAATTCTCCATAATGGCTTGTTTTCTGATGGTGAACCTAGATATGATGAGTATGCGTTTGATGCTGCATCTGTTAATGATAAAGGAATTCCAAAAGAAGAACAACGAGAAGCAAACGATGGTGACTGTGGTGGATATTGGAGAAAAAAACCAGCCCAATCTCCAAGCATATATCTCAACAACTACGAAACACAACTACATTCGATAAAAAATAGTAATTTTGAAAATATATTTAAGCAATGTTTTGAAGAACAAAACGTATCTAGGATAACGACATATATTAATAATAAATCAAAAACATTTAAACTACCAAGTAGTAAAACACTCCGTTTATATGATAAAGGAAAAGAAAAATTCAATCTTTTATTTAGTATTGATACTGGTAATAAAGATAGAGTAGAATTAAATTTTACAGATTGGATGAGGTTAAGTTTATATTTAGCGCCATCAGCATTAGATCTAGACATGAGACCTTGCACACAATCATTTAGTTGTCCAGACGATGATAATAGGGGTATGCCTGCTAAATTATTATGTAGTTTTAATAATCTAGTTGATCCTAGTAGAGAAAGAGAAATAGTAATAAAAGTCTCTTTTAAAGAAGTAACATCAGCTATATTATATTTTGATAAAATTAATATTCCAGACGGAAAACTTCTTGCTAAACTTAAATATCATAAAGTATTTAGTTCTACACTAACAGATGGACCAAAAGATTCTCCAGGTATGCAAAGAGTAGTCGATGTCAAATCATCAATAATACCAGCTCTTAAAATGCCAGCTGATTATAATACACAATGGTCAAAAAAAGAAGCTGTAGCATATATGAGAAATAATTTAGAGAAAGTTTTAAATCTCAATTCTCTTACGTGGAATAATTTTTTTAAACTATTTCAAAATAATCAAGTGCCACATAATGATAATATAATTATTCAAAATAAAATTAAAATAGCTAATCTTTTACAAGACACAATAAATCAAATTCAAGGCAGTTTTACTGTTATGCCAAAATGTGATAATAATAAGAAAGTATGTAAATATACTGGCTATTGTTATCAATTTACAGATTGTGACATAATCAACGAATGCTATATATCTTCTATAAGTATAGCGCAATCTGCGGTTCTTAATAATCGTATGGAACAAAGCACTATAAGCATAGTTTTTGATAAACCAACACGAGATATTAACCTCAATGATATACCCTCTTTTACCGATTCTGATGCTAAAAATATGTCTCGACCATATAATCTTGATCCAATAAAACAAGAAAATTCTTCTGATGCTAATGTTTTTTATTCTAGTCTATTAACTCCCACCGACCAAGAAGGTAATCAAATATTTTTTATAGATAATGTTGGATGGGTTAGAGAATGGGATAAATTTGGTGAGCATCCTGCTACCTATGTTAATAATTTAAATAGTAGTGGACGTTTAGAAGAGAATGTAAATAAGAGCGTATATGTTCCATCTAAAGATTATACTCCTAATCTAGAATTAGATCCAGACGATAAAACAAAAAAATTAATTATTATAAAAAACCAATAGAAAAACTACTATGAATAGGTCAAGACAAAAGCTTTATTATAATAAACTCAATCGTAATCGTAAATTATGTTCAGTTGATAACAATTGTAAAGAGTGTGAAAAGTTTTGTGTTTATCATTTTGAAGCAGATTGCTCTAACCATAGAACATGGGAAATAAAAAAGGATGACGAAAACAAACCAATATTATATTATGATTGTGTAGATTTAGAAAATATTCCAGAACTGAATAATGAAGATCGATATTGGAAAACAGACAATGAAACAT